TTCTTTAGCTACTTCGTCCCACTTGTAGCGGTTACCACCTAAACAAGCATATAAGTTTAAAATTTTCATAGTTCTATTCCGTTTTTTGTTAGTTCTTCTACTATTCTTTTCAGCTTTAGATTCTCTAAATATAATTTCGAGTTTATCTGAAACTGCTCTTCAATAGCTTTATTTTGCATTTTAACGAGTTCTGACGATACTTTAAGGTCTTCAATGATAGTTTCTATACCTTTTCGTTTTTTCTCGCTTAAATCTTCTAATTTTAGCCTGAACAACATTTTGTTTATTGTTAGGTCTATGTTTATTAATGCTAATGTGTAATCAATCATAGTTCGTGTTTAAAAAGGTAATTGATCGTCAAATTTAACATTTGCATTTAAAGGCTTGTAAAATTCTTGCATTTCATTTGATAAGACATTTTTTGTTTTTATCTCTCCTTTTGGTGCAGCATATAAATGTTTATGGTCATTTGGTGAGACTACATCTATATCATAATACGTTAAAGAGTTAATATCAAAATGTAATTCAGCTTTACCAATAGAACCCACACTACGTGGCTTAATCTTATTAAAATATATTTCAGCCATGTTATGCATAACGTCAGGTCTATGTACCGTTATCATAGACTTTCCAGAATTAAACCATTCAGAACCTCCTTTTAAATCATACGGAGATGGGGGAGTTCTTTGCCCATTTACTTTTTCAGTTAGTTTTGGATGTATGATAGTATGTAAATGTAAATTATGTTGTTCAGCAATATGATTTCTATATGGCAAACAAAATTCTAAATAAGTTGCATATCCGCCATATTCATCATAAGGATGACTCATGTCTTTCCAACTGTCAATACTTGCAGTATGTAATTCTCCTTTAGATTTTATTTCAGCAGCCATGTCCCAAAATTGCATTGGAGTAAGTTTAGCTTTTACATCTATTTTAGTCAATACTTTAAAATGTTCCGTTACCCATTCTATTTCTCTTTCTATATCTGAATCAGTAATAGTGTTAGGTTTTTTAGGATCAAAACTTTTATTCGTCTTTTTGTGGATAAAGTCAGCAAGTATTTCAACGTTATTTCCAACGTCCGGAAAATATATTAAATGCTTCCACCCGTAAAACATAGAAGTATTCATAAGCAACTCCATTAATACTTGAGTTTTTCCGCTCATTGGGAAACCTGTCCAGTCTGTGCATCCTCCTAACTGCATTGAGTAATATTTATCTATTTGCTCAAATCCTAAATAAACACCTCTATCGTGATAGTTGTCTCTGTGTTTTTTTAGTTGTTTAAGAACGTCGCTTGGCTCCGTTATTTTATATCCCTCTATTGCCATGGTGCTTTAAATTTTTCTTGTTCTTGTTTAGGTAATGCACCTCCAAATTTAGCAGAATTTTTAGACCATGTTTTTAACCTTCTTTCTACACTCCATGTTCTTTCTAATTCATACTTCATTTTTTTGTTGTTTAAGGTCGTTTCACTCCAATAATCATAAAACTCTCTAATCATATCCTTACCATAAACATCAACAAAAGGAATTAGGGAATTAGCAAACTCCTGTTTGCGTATATTAATATCTATTACTTTCTCTTTTACATTTACATTATCATTTACATTAACAGCTATTTTTGCTATATCAGAAATGCGTTTGCTATCGTTTGCTATATTTTGCCATCGTTTGTTAGCACCTGCCTTACCTGCTTCGCTTCTTTTTTCCTTCGTTTCTTCAAACTTAATTAGGTCACGTTTAAGCTGTTGCTTAATTGGAGTAAATGCCAAGTTAATAATTAAATCTTCCGTTTATGGATTCTCATCGTTTACGTAAGCAAAGATGAATTTAATTAATTCTCCAGCTTTGTCATTAGGTAGCTGTTCAAATAATGCTTTCTGATCAGCGTACAGGATAAATCCTTTTTTGTCTTTTGCCATAAAATAAAAAATCCTTTGAGGTTTCGGTGTCGCTGTTACCTACTCCCCCAAAGGAATGTATTTTAATATTTTACTTGGTGCAGCGACTCACCGTTTCAAATATAACTATTTTATTTAATATTTGTTTTAGAAGGGTAAACCTGAAGAATCTTTACCAACCTTTTCAGAGAAACTTTTTAACTCTGTTTCTTTTTTAAATGGCTCTTGAATCTTACCTGAGAAAAACTTACCTGCTTTACCTTCTTTGACCCATAGGCTTATTTCTAATTCTCTTCCATCTACGTTAATAGTCCCCCGGTAGTCAGGATGTTTTTCGTTTTCTTTCTTGTTATTCTTAAAAATAACGGCTGTGTTCGTGTTGTCGTAACTCATTTTACTTTTGTTTTTGGTTATTAAATTCTTGTTTTAAACGCTCCAAATATAGGCAAAAATCCATGGCTTCTTGTTGCGCGTGTTGCAGCCATTGTAACGTGCTTAAATCTTCTCTGTTAAGTGTTACTCCGTATTTAGCTATTCCAACCTCTGAGCGGTCTTTAAATTGCTTAATAACGGATTCTACTATTGTGTCTTTCATAATATACTTTTTAATGTTTCGTAATAGTCTCGCGCTATCTCTACTTTTTCTTTAATCTGTTCAATAGATTTTTCGTCTTTCTCTACAATGAATCTTTTAATGCGCAGTTCGTTTGGTAAGTGATCAAAGTTATGTTGGCTCTGTACTGCTTCACGTAAGTCTAAATCTTCGTCAATTAAACCAGCTTTCCAATGCGCTCTACGTACCTCATCTTCTACTATTTGATGGGGTGTATTCATGAGGGTATAGATTAATTCAGCTTTATCTATTCCTGTTAGAAACATATAACCTTGTAGCTGCCAAAAATAATCTTTATTCTTTAATTCAGTATCGAACATTGGGAAAGTCGAACCATCCCATGAGCATTTAATGTCTGCAAGTAAGTCTTTTGTAATTACATCGGGTTCACCTGTAATCCATTCGTTATTATATCTCTCCGTGTTTTTAACTACAAAATCCCATCCTAACACTTGACCTGCAAACTCTATTGCTTCGTCTTCCATTTGTAGACCTTTGTCTGTATATCTGCTCCAAAACTCTTTAGCTATTCCTAGCTCCTTTTCTTTAAAGTAGTCTTGAATATAAGTCTTTGCAGTTTCAGATAACAACTCCGATTTATTTCTCGGAGCTGTCATGAGTTTCCCTATTGCTGAACATCTAACTATCATAGTGCTTCTATTTCGTGTTTAACTTGTTTCCAAAAATCATAACTACAATTTGGAACGTCAATTTTAATATCACCTTTAAAAGTCTGTATTGAATCTTTAAAAAATTCTGGAATTTCATTTAATATCTCATCAACTGCAATTAAGGCACATTGTTTAGCTGTATCAAAACACATCGGGTAGTTTCCCATCGGGTCATCAACCATATACATTTTATCAAACAATTGTTTTGCATTCTCTTTCGGTGTCATAGTGCTTCGATTTGTTTAGTTTGCTCAGGTGTTAATGTAAATCCGTTTATAGCTTTGATGAACTGATCCTTTGTGATCTCACCTTTAAATACCATGTTCATCCCTGTCTCGAAACGTTCATTAGGGAATGATTTCTTCTTTGTAGTCTCACCAACAGCATCCGTGTCTTTGTCGGTTACAAGTCCGAGAATCTGAGAAATTCCATAACGTCTAAAGTAAGTAAGTTGTGAACCATAAGACTGGAATATATTTTGACCTTTCAACTCTACTTCAGGAAGTAAACGTAACCGTGTTTCTATAGTTTCTCCACTTTCTACATGAAATAAGATAGTCACTAAATAATCATGTCCGTCTTTGAACTCTGTCACCTGAGTAAAGCCTAATCCATGTTTTTGTAATAGCGGATTGATTACTTTAAAGATAGCAGGAAGATCCGTGTATTGGTACGCAAAGTTTCCGCTACCTGCTGTCGTTCCTTTAAAAATAACAGGTACGTCTTGTTGGAACGCTGCTAACGATTTAAATAAATTTTTCATAGTGTTTAATTTTTAAGTGTTTACAAATATACTACTTTTCAACTAATTGTAGTTTCGTTCTGATTAATTTTTCTAAATAAATAAGTGAATTAACTTCTTTTTCTCCTATAGATTCCGCGTTTATTATTTCGTTTTCCATAAGTTCTAAAATGTTATTTACCTTGTCAGATAAAGACGGATTCCATTTCCTATCCTGAATGCATTTAAGAGCGTGTACAACGGTGCTATGATCATGGTTAAAGAAATCCCCAGCTTGTGTTAATGAGTTATACTCCATAGCGTACCACGCCATCCCTATCTGTCTCCATTGCATCACTTCTTGTTTACGGTTCTTCTGTCTTAGATACTCTATACTGAAAGGACAACTTATAAGGAAATCTTCAAACATAAATCTAGTATTCTTTGTGAATGTTTTTTTCGTGTTTCTGATCGTGTTTAGCTCGTAACTCATTGTGTTAGTTTTGCTATTAATAAAATAAAAAATATTCCCATTATACAGAACATTAAAACGTTCTTTTCAAATTCTTTTTCTTTCATATCTCGTGTATATCTGTTATTAATCCTTTCCATAAACTAAATCTTTCCCTTGCGTGTTCACTTGTGTAAGCACGAACTATCAAGTAGCGAGTTTCCCACTCCTTTACTTTTACCTTGTACGTTATTTTATAGCTTTTCATACTTTCTCACAATTTTTCCAATCTGAATACTTGCCGTTTACTTTAACTCGGTATTTATATACATACCCTAAACACATTCCTAAAAACTCACCTTCAAACCAAACATGATCATGTCTGTGCTTAAAGTCGGAGAAACATCCTCTAACTTTTACTTTGTCTCCCTTTTTAAATTCTTTCTCCATAGCTTCTTATTTCTGAAATTCTATTTACTAACTCTGCATTGTAATTGTTCCAGTATCTTTTTAAATCTCCGTGTCTCACTCCGTTGTTAGGTATAAACTCATTCTCTAATGTAGTAGGCTTTATATGTTGGTTAAATGCCTGTGTTGCTTTTTTAAATGCGTTTGCTTTCATAGCGTTGTGTTTTGATTGATTTTGTGTACTAATACTTGGTAGCTTCTCCATATACGTTCTACTACTCTTTCTTGAAATTCAATTTCATCGTCTGAATGCTGATCAAATCCGTTAGGTATTGCTTGTTCTACATTCCAACGACACATGGAATCTACTTTCTTTTGTGCTTCTTCACAAAGCTCTAGCAGTTGATCTGCTCTAAGGTGAAGCATTCGAGCTTCTTTAAGTTGTTTTTTCATAGGTGTTTAATTAAATTGTGCGTTAACCGAGTCGCACCCTTCGTTGTTTGTTATTATAATGGTAACATCTTTTTGAGAATCAACATTTGAATATTTACAATGACTAATGTCAATACAATACTCTATACCATTAATGTCAACACACGTCAAATGAGCATATTCAAATTCTTGAATTCCGTCAGAATGAATAGATATTTTAGGTGTACTTACGCAAGTTGCCTCAAATGTTTCTCGCACATAGCCAACAATGCTATGGTCACTATGTCTACCACATTCATAACTTGCCCCTTTGTTAACCATTACTTTTGTACCATTTTTTACCAATCCAGCTTTAATAAATTCTCTTGTTTTCATAACGTTTCGTTTTGTGTTTTGCGTCTTATTGACCTTACAAAGATACGCACTTTGTTGATAACTGCAAACTTTTGAACAAATATTTTTAAATTATTTTTAGTTTGTCAGTGTTTATTGGGGTTATAGAAACAAAAAAACCCTCCGGAGAGGGCTTTAAAATATTACACCTAACAAAACTCTATGAAGTCTCAAAGTTATAATTTATTCCGTAACCTATCCTTTATATATTCAGAATAATTTTTTTGGTTTATAGTATAAGGCTTTCTACATTCTTTACACCTCATGTTATGTCGTATAGTACCCAAAGAAGTAGTGTAAGTTTTTCTGAGTTGTATATTGGTAGAGGCGCACTCAGGACATGAATACTTCTCGTTGTAATGTAAAGTAGCATAGTTAACTTTAGGTTTTTCATATTTATTCATAACGTTAAATACTTTTTCCAAAATAGCCACATCTTGTAAACAGTATTTTACCATGTGGTTTAAGGCCTCTTGATCTTTATCAAATACTATCTTTTTCCATAGATCTAAACCGCCAGTCTCCATCTTTTCACCGACACCTAAATACTTGGCTATATAATCCAACTTATTAGAATTGAAATTAAACAGCTTTTTAGCCGTTTTAAGCGTGTCAATAGATTGGTATGAGGGGAACATATCAATACCATGTTTTAAGCACCTTGTACGCAGCCATTTTACATCGAACCTATCTCCGTTATGCGCTACTATTTCGTCTGCTTTATTTAACTCTTTAATAAAAGCAGAAAGCAGCCCTTTATCAGACTGCTTCTTATCCCATGTTAAACTATGAATCTCATCCTTACCTTCCCACTTCCAACACACACAAATGATTGCTCGTTCGTGCAGTATCTGTTCGGGTGTTATAGTTTGGTTATATCCACTTCGCCAAAAGAAACCTATATTAAATGAGGTCTCAAGGTCAAAAAAGAGTCTCTTACGCATTCTTTCTTTTGTAAGGTACATAGATAGTCTTTCCGCCTTTCTTTATCATTCTTAAAGCCTGTTTGCGGTTACGACCTTTTCTATAAGATATATGAAACCAATCCGCCTTTTCGTCGTTCCCTGCTTCATAAATTGCTTGATCGTATTCAATGTTATCCAAAATCCACTCAAATAATTCTCTGTCGTGTAAATCTAAATCCATAGCTTCACCTAAAACGTGTTGGCTTGTTTTTGATCCACCGATACGTTTATTTAAAGCTGCGCTTCTGAATCCTGAGTTAATTTTAATTGGTTTACCAACGTATCTTCTTATTGGTTCAAATACGTTTTTACATAATTCTATGGCTCTTTCTTTTTCAAATTCATTCATTTTATTAGAAATGCCATGCTTTATAGCTGCGTCTGAACGTTCAAACTCAGCCACGCTAACGTGTAAAGTCAAATTCATAGGTTACTTTTTAGTAAGTTACTCTTTGGTAAGTTGGCTAAGTGTAGCCGCAGTAGTTCCGATTACTACTAAATAAGTTGCGCCTGTTATGATTGTGGCTGGTAAAGATATTGGAGCTGTAAGCAATGCTCCTCCTATTGCTCCTGCAATTATGCCAACTTTTTGTACTTTCTTCCAAAACTCAGGCGTTTTAGCCTTCCATCTTTCTTTTAGATTTTCCATTGTATTTCGTTTCTTTAGGTAATATAGCGTAGATAGGTTCGTATTTGTGCTGTAATGATCTATGCACATCCGAAGACTTCATTTGTATTTGGTCATCTAAACAATCATACAACTTAGATTCCACATTTGAAAGTCGGTTATTAAGCCAAAATATAGCACAAATCAAAAGGAAAGATGTTCCATGTTTCTTTGTGTAATCTGCTACTATCTGCGGTGTCATTTAATTATCTTTTGAATAGTTCCGTCCGAATAAATCAGTAAATATACTTGGCCATCTGTAAGCGTTTCTACTTGCTGACCTAACATATTAACTATCTTTATTAAGATTCGTTGTTTTTCTTCTTGGATAAATATTATATCTAACTCAGTTTTAACCCCATCTACGTCTGTTTGTGATAGTTTAAAATACCCTTGTCCTTCCGTGTTT